GACCGGCGGGGCATTCAGTCTCAAGTACATTGGCCTCTACACAAAAGCGACCAACATGTGCTCGAGCATCCAGATTATGCAGGACTCGGCTCACCCCGACATGCCAATAATTTTCAGGTATACAATTGCAAATTTGGGAGAATTGAAATTCTTTTTAGCACCGAATATCACTGAATAAAGTTTTTAACTCATGAGAATTCATGGAAGCCAGGTACGAGGCAAAAATGCAAGAGTGTAAAACTCAGGATGAAATGGCCGAATATCTTCTCTCATGTTTTTCCATTATTAAAGAATATACGGACGAGGCCGAAGGGACCGAGACGTCTCACCGAGCCCTCGGCATCGAGGTCAAGGTCCGCAAGGGGACCCAGCGCAAAGCAATTTACAAAAAGTACATGAACGAAATCGAGGGCCACTACGAGACTGAAGATTATGCGGGCATCCAGAGGTACAATAGGCCCTGTCTAGGATGTGGCAAAATGTTTACCAAAATTGTCGACGATGTCGAGGCGGACGAGATTTGCATGGCGTGCGGCCGGGCCGAGCGGTTCCAGGAGGATGAGCTCGGTTTCAAAGAGGAACAAGAGACTGAGAAACACATTATTTATTCGTACAAGCGTGAGAATCATTTCAATGAATGGATCAGTCAATTTCAGGCCAAGGAATCGACGAGCGTCCCCGAAGATCTCCTCGAACAGCTCAGGTGCGAATTCAAGAAACAGAAGATTAAAGACCTCGACGAGATTACCCATGAAAAGGTCCGGGGTCTCCTCAAAAAACTCGACAAGAACAAGTACTACGAACATGCCCCGTACATTGCTACCATGCTGAGCGGGATCCAGCCGCCGACAATGCCACAGGAGCTCGAGGATAAGCTTCGACTCATGTTTCACAAGATTCAGGCCCCGTTCGAGAAACACAAGCCGGCGAACCGGAAAAACTTTCTGAGTTATAGTTATGTTCTTTATAAACTCTGTGAGCTTCTCGGAGAGGACCGCTACTTGCCGTGCTTCCCACTCCTGAAATCAAAGGAGAAGTTGTACATACAGGATCAGATATGGAAAGGTATTTGCGGGGAACTTTCTTGGGAATGTATAAAAACTCAATAATTTAAAATCTTAGGTTTTGATATACTACTACCTAACAATCGATCCGATCCAGAGGGGGCTTTGGTCGGCGAAACTCCTCAATGTCTGGAGTTTCAGATACACGATCCGGAAAATTGATGAGATACGCGTGATCGAGGCCTAAGAGGTCCATATAATTACGGGTCTGAATTCGGTACGATTCATTAATCTTACTTACCGACTTGAGCTCTATGACCGTCCGGCGATCGACAATGAGGTCCGCCCGAACGTGTCCTACATTCTGACCGAGGTAATAGACCGGCACGATGCGTTCGGTCTCGTACGAGAGACCATGGGCCCGAAGACCGACTTCGAACGCATTGTGATATACCGACTCGGAGTACCCGGGTCCGAGCGACTTCCAGACACTGTGAGCGACCTGTCGGATGCTCATTTTATATATAATGGATCGAAACTTTTAAGTCATGTCCGTGCCAGGATAGTGGAGATCAGTGGAATCTCAACCAAAACACAAATGTCTTTCTGGAACGGTCCCGTGACCCGTGCTCAATACAACCGGCTGCGAACGGAGGTCTCGGACAACCGGTCCGAGACCAATATGTCTTTCGCTCGGGTGAGCGATGACATGTCGAGCGCTTTTGCGCGCATCGATGTTCTCGAGCGCCAAAACGCTCGGCTCGTTGAACGCCTCAGTGAGCTCGAGGGTCAGCGCCCGCAGGCTGCTGCAGTTCGCCGCCCCCCAACGTGCACCATATGTGGCCAAGCAGGACATTATAGTAACAATTCGAAGTTCCACCCCTTGCTGATCCCGGTAGTCCGCGCGGCCGGGCCGGTCACCCCACCGACGCCCGTTATTATGCGCACCCCATAAATGTTTGTAATTTAGTACGTTCTTTTTTTCGCAGGGGGCTCATGTGTTTTCCGTAGGGTCGTGTTATTTCGGGCCCTTTTTCTAAGTGTCTCCGCTAACCTATTTTCAAAATTAGAGATAGTGTGGGCCCGGGCGGCTCTCGGTCTCGGTGAGAGAGAGTTTCGGCCCGACCATTTATTCCTCGAGTTTGAAGTTACTCTACATGCAATTATAAAGTATATACCAGGTCTTCGGATAACATCTGAAAGGTGAACATTGTGAGATATGTTCGTAAAAGCTTTTGAGTGATGTTTAAGACTTTTTACGCCAAAAAATGTACTAGTTAGTCTAGAAGGGGCGTCAAAGAATCCAATCTGAAGGTTAGGTATCCAGTTTCCCGGACCATATATACGAGGGTTCTCTCCGTAAAAGTAATGAAGATTACTCGGCAAATTATTTTTTGGAATTTCTTTTCTAATATATTTCCGTGTTAAATTCACACTTCTGTACATATGATTAAATGTTTGGTGGTGAAGCAGACTATCCTGAAGCATACGACCAGGTTCAGACACAAATGACACGAATACCCCCGGGGGAAGCTTAAAACTCCCCACATCTAGAGCCACATTTGTATATTCCCCGTGACCCACGACCCATTTAATATTTGTATTTCTATGCATTGCATAATTTTGAAATCTTTGAAATCGACTCATTAAATTACGCAGAGAAATTACTTGAGAGGTGTCTTGAATCGGGACGCATATCTGACGCGGACCCACATGGCGTCCTGTTTGTAGATGCGATGGGCCCGGGGTGCCATCCGCTTGGTCAGCGTGCTGATGGCCATGAGCCGGCGGAACACGGCCCGGGGCTCCTCCTTGCCCTTGTTTATGGCGAGCATGAGCGCCTTGTGACGGTTTGTCATGGCCTCGACTGGGTGGTACCCAAACTTTGTCAACATGCCATGCTTGAGCGGGCCGATAAGGCTCTTGGGCCGGCCGATCGTCCCGACATCGTATGCGGGCTGACCCTTGACGCGGACCGTACGGGCCTTGCGTACATATGAATATCCTGGGCGCGATGCGGATCCCCTGACGGAGATGCGCTTCGCGGTCAACTTGCGCGTGTGAGCCTTCCGGAGGTCTGCGTGCATTTTCATTCATTGAGAAAATTCTTGACCGTACCCACTGGTGAACATCCGAATCTTGCTCTCGCTCGACGCACCGAAATCAAAGACATCATCTCGGATCTCGAGATGATGTGTCGGGACTGGATAGTCGTACCTGAGTTTCATGGTCGCATACAGGAGACTCAGGGCATAGGTTTTAATGTCGCGAACATCTGGGTCCCATCCTGTCGTCCCGAGGCGCATCGCGAGGACGCCATCCCGGCCCATGAACGCACCCGAAGGTGTCGTCTCCATGGATCCACCGTCAATGTAATTCATGTCATCGTCGAGTGTAATGCTCGAAAAAAGAAATGGGATCGCGATCGACGCGCAGATCGCATCGATCACGCTCGTGCCCGGGGTCGCATCCGGGCCAAAGTACTTTGTCCTCTCGAGCTGTACACAGTAGGCCGTAACGTGTAATTTTATGCCCGAAAATTTGTACAATTCCAAGAATGTCATGTCGGCCTGTCCGTATTCACTCATGCACGCCTCTGAAAGAATTTTACGAATATTCCTGAAAGAAATCAATCCAAATTTCTTGAAAAGAATTTTTAAATTAATTTTCATGATATCCCGTACAGGAATTTTCATGGAATAATCCAGAATTTTCTGGACATCCCCCTTCATGAGACAATACATGAACCCGAGGAGGGCCCCGGCCGATGCGCCAGCAATTTCCTCGAGTTCATTGAGCCGACCCGAGTCGACGAGTTTCGATACGGCTCCGAGATACAGGTAATATCCCATGGCCCCTGGTCCTATGGCTAGGTATTTGACCATTCCTAATAATATTCCGGAAATATTCCACGTACGAACGCGAAAATTATAGCAAAGAGCAGGGCGTGCGTCATCACGGCCGTGGGTCCTCCGTGAGGTGGGACCGAGAAGAAAACTTCGGGTGTCATGACTATAAACAGTATCGTCGGGACGATCATGTCAGCCTTGGTCAATGTCACACGGGCGACATATTTACAAATTAAAAAATAAAAAATTGAAAATATGAGGCCATGGAACACGGCCTGGACGGGGAGCTTAGCGTCGCGCGGGAACGCCACGAGAAGCCCTGGATTCAAGAGCCCAAAGAGGATCGAAGGTATGAGAACCTTGGGGCCGGTCACGTCAAACATTACAATGACGATCTATATTTTGTCTGGTCCATGCGAAGAAATGACATTCATTGACCCGCTCCGAAATAATTCGGAATCGAGAGATCACGTCCCATAGTTCCTGTTCGGTCCGAGTCGGCCCATCGACGGGATATCCGCTCGGATACATTACAAATTCGACAAATGCTGGGTAATTTGCCCGAGTTTTAATATATCTCGTTTCGAGATACTCGCGAATCCGGCCCCATGCCTCGAGGAGTTCCTCAGAGTACCAATCCTGCCAGTCTTCTGGGTGGAGAGGTTCGGGCCCCTGATCCGAGTCGTCCGAGTCGTAGGCCAGTTCATAAATGTAGGCATCACGCGAATACTCGTCGTTGATACCCATGATTCTTGTCATACAAAGGTTCTAGACCTTTAGACCAGTCACCGTCACGCCATTCGTCTCTTTCACGGGTGCGGCATCGAGGATCGCGTTGAATGCACCCTCGACCTGGGCATCATTTCCACCGAAGAATGAGCGAAGACCGGCCTTGATGACATCCTTGGTCAGGGCCCCCTTCTTCTTTGTCTTTTTGAAATTTACCTTTATTTTCTCGTGAACCTTTACGGTATCTATTTCGTTTCGGGCCATGTGTTCAGTCACAAACTTGCGAAGCTCCTTCTCGCGCTGATTCAGCACTGTAAGATCTTTGCGAGCCGCGGCGAGTTGGGCCTTGAGAGCGATCCACTCGGTCGTCGTCGTCTTAAAGTCCATTTCTATTATTTATGCTTAAAAAAACAGGGATTTTACTCACTGATAATCGTTCATTATATCAAACTGGGGGCGCATGATGTCGGGAGGTATCGTGCTGAGGTTGAAGATGCTGACCGGGTCACGCGGGTTCAGTGGTTCGGAACGGTACTGACGATTCGCATTCCGGAGGACACCCCCGAGCGTCTCGGGATACCCAATCTGGCTCCTGGGGTCCAGGTAATTCTGGCCGGACAGGATAGCACTCGGGTCGTACTGGCCAAAGTCATCCGTGCCGACAACCTCACGAGGAATCAGGGCCGCGGATGAAATGCCCTCCATATCGCTCGCTGGGGAACCCTGGGACGATGAAAACTGTGCGGCCGATGGCCCGACCTGGGGTGCCATGACTGAGTTTGTGCTATTAATCTGCTGGACACCCGATACCATCATGGGCATCGGGGCCGATGCCGAAAATCCGCTGCGCATTCCGGGCATGACCAGGAATATAAAAAAGAGTGCCGCCAGGATCAGGATCGCCAGACGCTTTTTTTCCATCTTATATCATGGTACCGATAATTTTTTTGGGCCTACTCAAAGTCAATGTAGTCTGAGGGGTCATCAACTTCCTGCTCCTCGACTGGATCATCTGTAAAAAGGTATGAAGGTGCGGACTTCGGCGCGGCCCTGGTACGGACCTGGACGATGCGCCAGATCGGACCGAATGACTTTTTCAGAAACCAAAGACCCGACAGCTCGAGGACGACATCACACGTCGTCCCGGAGGTGACCGCCTGGAGTTCCATAGGGTTCTTTTGTGAATCAAAAACGGTCGTCCGGACATCACCCCGGACTGTCACGAGCGACGCCTCGAGCACGTCATCAGACACGCTCTCCTGATAGGCCGCGGAAATTACTTCGCTCGTCAGCTCCTTCCTGAACCATTCCACGGTCGACTCCTTGGCTTTGCTGATGATCTCGGCGTCGATACCCGTGAAAAGAGACGAATCCTTCACCTTGAAGTTTACAGTCTTGGTCGCGAGCGAGTCCTGGAGCACGAGGCCGTTCACCTGGTGCCGAACAGGGCCAACCTTGAGAAAATAACGGCCATTCGGCAGCTTCTGGGGAGTTCCGTATTCCATGGTACCCTAATAAATATTGTATTCTTTATATTAGAATGACGTCGTGCCGGGGTGAATATGTCTCGAAAAATTGCGAATGTCTACCGGACCCCATGGATCCGTACAGCGTCGTCTGTGGGTATGTCAACATCCAGAACGGCCTGGTCTACCCATGCGATCCTGGATGCTGCGGCGGAAAATGCAACCAGACCGTCTCGGGAGTACGATTCAAGATTGATCCGTCACGTTATTCTGATAATTTACCGGGTGGTTTCAATAATTTGCCACTGGCCGACACGGCACCTCCACCTCCACCGCCACCAGAGCGCCCACCGATTCCCATCTGGAAAATTCTCGTACTTCCGGTAATAGTGTTAATTTCATTAATTCTGGCTTTTTTCATGGCTTAAAGGGAACCGTCTCGAGACCATTAGAAATGGACCAGCTTTCGATTGATGCTCTGCTCAAGGAGATTAAGGCTCTGCGCAAGGATATGCGCAAGATTCGTCAGCACATTGAGGATCCGGCCGGTGAGAAGGCCAAGGCCCGTGCGGCCAACAACGGGTTCAACAAGCCCATGAACGTTACACCCGAGCTCCGGGCGTTCCTGAAGCTCGCCGATGACGAGCAAATCTCACGGTCTCAGGTGACCCGCCGCATCAACGCCTACGTCGAGGAGCTCGGTCTTAAGGATGGTCAGAAGATTAACCTGAACCCGGTTCTCCAGGAGCTCCTGAAGGTTCCTGAGGGAATCCAGGTCACCTTTCTGAATATCCAGAAGTACATCAACCCTCACTACATCAAGGAGCCGGCCGTCCCCAAGGCTCCAAAGGAGGTTCCCGTGGAAGCAGCCACCCCAAAGGAGAAGAAGCTGCGCCCGAAGGTTGTCAAGGCTTAAACGTTTGGGTCGTAGCTCTGTCACAATGGATCCGATCCCTGAAATTTCACGAGACTTTTTGAACACCCTCGTAGGTACTAAAATTAAAAACACAAAAACGTATCAGCGCGCTTTCACCCACAAAAGCGCTCTGAAGCGTTACGCCGGCCTCGATGGCTCGTATGAAACCCTTGAATTCATGGGCGACTCGGTCCTTGGATTTATCGTCACGAAACATCTCTTTGACCTGCACGAAAAGGAACAGGAGGGTTTTCTCACCAAGGCCCGGACGAAAATGGTCCGTGGCAAGACGCTCTGTGAAATCTCGAAAGTTCTCGGGCTCGATAAGCTGATCCTGATGGATGAAAAGGGGGAGCGCAATGGATGGAACACGAATGAGCACATTATGGAGGATGTGTTCGAGGCGCTGATAGGTGCGATATATATCGACCTGGGAATGGTCCACGCCAAGAACTTTATTCTCGAGAGTTTCAAAAAGGTCAAGACGAGCCTGGTCGACGACAACTACAAAGATCAGCTGATGCGGTGGTGTCAGGCTCTCAAGTACCCACTCCCGGATTATATACTGACCGAGACGATCAACGGAATGTTTTGCATCTCGGTCTCGGTCAATGAACAGGCCGAAGGATTTGGGTACGGGACGACCAAGAAGCAGGCTGAGCAAAACGCGGCCGAAATTGTACTTAAGACGGATCCTCGTTTCAAGGGAAAGAATGTCCCAGCTCCTGGAACGAGTAAAGCAACTCAAGGAGGCGACCTACGCCGATCAGAGGTCGGAGGAATGGCTCAGACTCCGTGAAAATATGATTACCGCGAGTGATGTCGCGTCGGCCATAGGTGAGAATCACTACGAGAGTCCCGATGCATTCATTCGTAAAAAGGTTCTCCGAACCCAGTGGGCCGGAAACGCCGCCACGGCCCATGGGACACTCCTCGAACCCATTGTCCGCGACATGTACGATCAGAGGTTCGGAAAGCATACGACCGAGATCGGACTCGTCCAGCACCCCAAGTATCCGTTTATCGGTGGGTCGGCCGATGGGATAACGGATGACGGGATATTGCTCGAGATTAAATGCCCACTGACCCGAAAAATTGAAAACAAGGTCCCTAAATATTACATGCCCCAGATACAGCTCCTGCTCGAAATTCTAGACTTTGAGGTCTGTGATTTTGTTCAGTATCGTCCCGAACCCGAACAATTTATGGTGACTCGGGTCACTCGAGACCATGAATGGTTCGGCCGAAACCTGCCCAAAATGCAGGCCGCATGGGAGCGTATACTTCGCGGGCGAGCCCATGGGCTCTGTGAGATTCGCGAGGATACTCCGTACTTTAAGAAAAGTGTCGTCTGTGAAGTAAGGAGAGATGTGCCGCCACAAATCAAAGATTCTCGGGTGTAAGGAATGTGCGCAGATGTTTTGCGTCAATTGTATTCAACTCGAGAAACATTCATGCCCGGGATTAACAGCACGAATTTTAAATGAAAAAGATAAACTCCAAAAAAACCTAGTCAAGGTTGTGGCGGCCAAGGTCGCTCCTATCTGATCATGTACACGACTATGACCGCGAGCAAAAGTATAATAAGCATGTCCTGAGATTTGTTTACATGACCAGTCCATGGCATGGAACACCCCGATTTCGGAGAATCAGTCTTCTTTATTTTGGTCAGGCCCGGTCGATACCAGGTCGCTTCGAGCGTCTCGGGATATTCAAATTTCCGGGCCGGAAATCCAAGAAAGGGGGCGGGGCTCGGGGCTGCCTCGTTGACCATGAGTGGCCCGGACCGATTGATATGGTCTGGGGTAAAGTGTGTCAGATCACTGTTCGGGTCATTCAGGGCCATGGAGGTCTCGTCGCGCTCGACAATGTAGGTCCCATCCGGGCCGTCATAAAAACCACCATTCGACGGCGTTCCGAACGTGTTTGTGGCCGTAAAAGGATTGATGCGATCTATATGAGCGCAGTCGCTCATCATAGCGGCCGTTGCCATTAATAAACTCGTACATTTTTTTCGACTGGGTAATTTTTGTTCTGAACCTTTGTTCGGTGGAGTTCCCACATTTGGTCCAGGTCAATATTCAGCATCGATGCGAGCTGAAAAAGATAACTAAATACATCGCCCATTTCCATGACGACATCTATGCCCCGATCTTTTTTTAAATTTGTCTTGCGGTACAGGTGTTGATTCTGTCGGATCGCGCTCGCGAGCTCACCGTTCTCTTCGGTATACAACATCCAGACAGTACTTATAG